ATCGGATATCAAGACTCCTACGCTGGTGGTTATGATGTTTGGTGCAAAGAGTTTGGTCAATCCTTGGCAAGAAAAGAAGCATGGGCTGATGCATTTGCAAGCGTATTAAGACAATACGGCATTGATGCTCACGCTGATTCAAGGATTGATTAGTTAATCGTCTCCCCATGCTTTCTGGCGAGGGTATGGGGATGACACTATTGTAAGGGAGAAAACATGTCAGAAATTATTACTTGCACAAGTTGCAAAGAAGAAATAAACGAATTATCAACTTGGGCATCTTTAGATTCAGGACAAATTTGCGAAGCATGTGAAGAATCAGATTTACAATCAGCATCAACCATGTATCGTATTTACGACAAAGTTGAGCGAATACATTTCGGTCAATATGTTTCATACACACAAGATGGTGACGAATCTTATGACTGGTTTGATGAATTACTTAAAACCAAAGGTTCACCACAAAAGTGGAAACAAACAGATGCTTGGCGTGGCTACTATGATTCAACAAGTAGTTTTAATCTTGAATCATTAGCATCAGGCTGGACAACAGGATGGGTTGATGAAACAGTTCAAAGAAAACTGGATTTCAATGCTCTTGCTGAAAGTTTGATTGAGCAAAAGATTGTTCCACCATTTCCTATCTATATTTTGATTGAGCAAACATCTAACCTGTTTTCTTCAGCAGTTGATGTTTTGATTGAATCTAAAGATAAAGGTAAAGTGGTTGAATGGCTAGAATCCGAAGGCTATTCAGTTGAGGGATTGAAACACGCATTAACATAAATCCAAGCATTATCTGGGGTTAAGTGTTAAAATATATTAACCCCAGTTAAAACTGGATAGGGAAGGAGACCCCTATGAAATTATCTGGACTACCAAGTACAGATATAGAACAAGCATTGAAGAATGCTGTTGCAGTTCTAAAATCTAAAAAACCTCGCATAACTGATGAAGAAGCAGTTTCTATTGCTCATGACATGCTCGTTGCATCAGTTCCGTCAATCTGCGCTGGAGCAATCCAGAGAGTCGCTGAATCCGAAAAAGACTATATTAGGCGTAGTCAATTATGGAACAAAGCGACTGTGAGCAGAACAGACATTGCGAATAACGAGGACAAATAACCTTATTCGTGGGCAGAATCTCGCGTTGAACCTATCGTAATAAACTATCCACCCTACAACCCTAATTTGTTCATTGGGGCTGAAACTTTTGAACGAGCGAAACATCCTGATAGAAGCCGTTCATTTGCAAGAAGCCAAATGTCCAAATTTGGTTGGGATGGTAAACAATTCTTTTGCCTAGAAGAGTTGTGGGAAAGAGAGTCAAATTGGAAGCATACAGCCGATAATCCAAAATCTTCGGCTTATGGCATACCCCAAGCACTTCCGGGGTCTAAAATGGCTAGTGAAGGTTCAGATTGGGCAACTAATCCTGAAACACAAGTCCGATGGGGACTTAAATATATTTCCGAGAGATACGGAAACCCATGCTTGGCTTGGAATCATTTCGAAAAGAAAAACTGGTATTAAATAGATATTTGGAGGTTGTAATGAACCATCGAACAAACATTCGAGAATTCAATAGACTTGCCAATATCATCCTAAAAGATTTATCAGATTTACCTGAAGACCAATTAAAAGATTTAATAACAATTTCACATAAAACATATTTACATTCAGAGTTCGAAAACTCTTACAGAATGTCCTTGAAAAAAGTTGAAGAACCAGTAGTGTTGACCTCATGAGTGAAGAAAACGAGGAAAGACCAAAACCAAGTGCAAAACCTATTGAAGATGCAATAGCAGAACTTGGTCGCGCTGCATTTCAACAACCTGCCCTATGTACAGGATGGGTACTTGTTTCAGAATGGTTCGGTGGCGAGAACGAATATTGGATTATGGCTATCCATGATGAAAATTCACCACCTTGGAGACATTCTGGAATGCTAGATTATGCAATCAACAGAGTTGCAGATGAAATCGATGTTTATTTAGGTGAAGGGGATGATTACGATGAAGAAGAAGATGACTAAGCAAGACAGAGAAGCGATGCTTAAACAACTTCATGAAGATAATGATGCAAAAATTGAAAAGTTGATTGAGGAAAGATTTCCTTACATGAAGATTCGTTTAGAGAGACCTAAAGAAACGCCAAAATAATGAATAAAGAAAATTATACCCCAGTTAGATTAAACTTAGCCAAATGGCGAGACCAAAGAGACCAAAACCGAAACACAGTAATCCTGTTTTCTTATCACTTGCCCCATGTCGGAATGCAAACCCGAAACTCTTTGATGCTATCACTATACAAGAAGCGCAACAAGCATTAGATTATTGTCGTGGTTGTAATCTTTGGGATGATTGCAGTCATTATGTAAAACCTTCAACATCTTATTATGATGGTGTTGCAGCAGGTGCAGTTTGGGAAAATGGTAAAAGAATTGCACAACTTATTAGAAAGAAAAAAAAGGAGCAATAATGTCGGTTTACGAAGTTCCAAACTTCGAAAATCCACCTTGTGCTTACACAGACCCTGAAATATTTTTCGCTAGTGAATTACCGGGCGTTTCAGTTGTTGAAGATTATCGTCAAGCAAGAAAAATTTGTTTTCAATGTCCTTATCGTGAACCTTGCGCTGAATACGCGCTACACAATCGTGTTAAGGGTGTTTGGGGTGGCTTATCTGATAAAGAACGCGACATTATTAGGAAACTCCGTAACATTACACCTAGACATTTAGACCTTGGTACTATACTGATTTCCAGAGCAACACCTAAATCAAAACAGAAAATGAAAAAAGCAAGGGAGAGAAATAAATGAGTTCAAATATCACTTTAGTTGGCAATTTGGCTAAAGACCCAGAAATGATTGTTAAAGAAAACTTTCGTTTAGCAAAATTAACAGTCATGACATCTAAATCAAAAAAGAACGCTGATGGAACTTGGTCAAACGAAGGAACAACAGCATGGTCTTGCACAGCATTCGACAAGTTGGCTGGACATATTCAGACCAGTTTGAAGAAGGGTGACCCAGTTATTGTTATCGGCGATGTTGCCTACAATTCTTGGACAGATAAAGATGGTAAACCTGCTGGAAGAATGGAAGTAACTATTAAGGAGATTGCGATGAGTTTGAAACGCTTCCCTGTTGATGCTCATAGAGCGCAAATTGTTACACCTAAAGAAGACCCATGGCAGACACCTGTTGATGCTTGGGCATCCGATGCACCATTCTAAACCCTAGTTTGGTATAGTTAATTTTGACAAGGGTGACGACCCAACAGCGTTACCCCTTTCTGCTGAGTGGAGGACTCCAAGCCCTTGTCACCTAAGATGGGAGAAAACATGAACACAATTCAATGTAAAGATATCTATTCACAATTTCATTGCCCAATCGATTTGGAATACGAAATCAAAGATGACAAAAAGTTTTTAACTAAATTGTCCTTAGAGCATTTAGAAGAACATCTTCTTCCTGACCATAAAGAGTTGAAAGAGCAAGAAGAAAAAACACAATTAGTCGAAAACTATATTTAATTACATTACTGGGGTTGAGAGATACTAAATCTCGGTATAATTTCAGTAATGAAAGAAGAATCACGCCTTCATTACACAACATTAGACGATGCAACAGTAATGATGCACGAACTTTTTTTATCATTACAGAAGGCTGGCTTTTCAGAAACACAAGCATTACGCTTAGTATTAGGTTTAACAACCCATTCTCAGATAAATCAGCAGATGGTGAAACTGACCCTAAAGATGTTGAAACAGCAGAGTTCGTTTATTCATGTTTGAATGATATGTCAGATTCATGGGATGCAACACTTACACAAATTTTATCCATGTTGATTTACGGATATTCATATCACGAAATTGTTTACAAAGTTCGTGGTGGAGATAGCAAAGACCCTAAACGCCGTTCCAAATATAACGATAACAAAATTGGTTGGCGCAAGATGGCTATTCGTGGTCAAGAAACACTTTGGCAATGGATGTTTGATGAAGATGGTGGCATTCAAGGAATGATTCAATCAGACCCTTCAGCATCAATCTATATCAGACCTATTCCTATTGAGAAATCTTTATTGTTCAGAGTTAAGATTGACAAAAATAATCCAGAGGGTCGTTCACTTTTAAGAAACGCATATCGCCCTTGGTATTACAAACATAGGATTGAAGAAATTGAAGCAGTTGGTATTGAAAGAGATTTAGCAGGATTACCAATTGCATATATTCCACCTGAGTATTTATCATCAACAGCATCTGCTGACCAAGTAACTTTCCGTAATGCTATCGAAACGATAGTTCAGAATGTTAAGCGTAACGAGCAAGAAGGAATCGTTATGCCTTTAATGTATGACGAATCTGGTCACAAAATGTTTGAGTTGAATCTTTTATCAACAGGTGGTCAAAGACAATTTGATACAGATAAAATTATTCAAAGATACGACCAAAGAATTGCTATGTCTGTTCTTTCAGATTTTATTCTTCTTGGTCATGACAGAGTTGGTTCTTATTCTCTTGGCACAGCAAAAATGGATTTATGGTCAATGGCTGTTGATGCTATCGCTAACTCTATCGCTGAAGTTATTAACCAGTACGCTATTCCAAGATTATTGAAACTTAATGGCATGGATACAGATAGACAACCAGTTTTAACTTATGGTGAAGTTGCACATATTGATTTAACAGAAATCGCTGACTATGTTTCCAAATTGGCTAATTCTGGTCTTATCATGTCTGACCCTAACTTGGAAGATTATTTGCGTGAACTTGGTGGGCTTCCACCTGCTGACCACAACAATAGTAATAATTTTCTGACAGCAGATGAGCAAGCATTGATTGACCAAATGGCAAACGAAGGGAATACGGCTTCGCCTACGGAAGATGTTGAATAATGATTCACGCATCGAAAGTTACTAAAGCCGAAAAGTTATCCCCTGAAGAAGTAGCATTAGCGCAAGTTATTCAAAGAGCAATCAATACTGCTTGGTCAAGAGTTGACGAAAGACAACTTGCTCGCGCTTTGCGTGATTTGAATGCCACACAAATAAATCAAATTGTTGATTCTTTATCTATTCGTGTTTCAGACAGAGCAATGATTGCACAAATTCGTAACGCAGTCACAGCAACAGTTGGAGAGACAGCGAAAAACATTCGCGCAGTTTTGCGTGGACAAAACAAAAATCTTCCTAATCAAGTTAATCCATTGAATGCTAATGAGTTCATTAGTCTTGACCCAGCAAATCTTCCAACATATTTAAGACCTGTTGTTACACAATACAATTTTAATTTTACTGACCCACGCGCACTACTATGGGCAACAACTAGGGCAGGTAATCTTGTTACAGCAGTTGACAATTCGACTAGGGATTCTGTTAGACAAATTATTGCGCGCGCTTTTACTGACCAAGTAACAGTTCGTGAGACAGCAAAAATTTTGCGTAATGTTGTTGGTTTACATCCTCGTTGGGCTAACGCTGTTTATGATTATCGGGATAGATTGATTGACCAGTATGAAGAAGAAGGATTAACTACGGCTCGAGCAACGGCTCGCGCTGATGAGATGTCTGGTAAATATCGCACAACACTTGTTCGTGCTAGAGCGAACATGATTGCTCGTACAGAAGTCCAATTAGCACAGAATCAAGGAAGATATTTAGGTTGGTCTCAAGCATACGAGTCTGGTGTCTTGGATGGTGCTACAACAAAGATGTGGCTTACTGCTTCTTATGATGTTTGTGAGATTTGTCAGAATTTGAATGGCGAAATTGTTGGATGGAATGGTGTTTTCTCAAATGGTGATTTGATGCCACCTGCTCATCCTAATTGTCGTTGTACATCTGTTCTTATTCCTCCTGATAGGGGAACTGTTACTCCTGAAGAACTTGAAGATGAGTTTGTGGAGAGTTTTTGATGAGTAGAGTTGTTGTTCGTTTTCAACCCGGTCTTAAACCAACATTATTAAAGCATGAAACTCATGACCAGTCGTCTCATGGTTCTTGGGCTAGAGGTGGAAACAGACTTGGAACTGAAGACATTATGGCTCTTCATTTCAAAGGTGATAGTCAACAACAAAAAGTTTATGCTTCTGAAGGAGAAATTTTCAAAGAGAAAAGACCAAATCTTCCTGCACCAGAATTTAATAAAACTAGAGCAGATTTTACTATCGAAGGTGCTTACGAAAAAGCATATAAAGAATATTCTAAGAAATGGGATGCTTGGGCGAGAAATGAAGCAAAAGATATTCAATCAGATTTAGGTAAAAAACATTTAGATGGAACACCTTCAGGAGTTCAAAAGTATGTTAATGCTGTTTTAGAAACAGATTATTGGAAAGAAACTTTTGGTTATTCACCTATTGGTACACCTAAAGTGAAGGCAACTAATTCAGTCAATCATCAGGGTAAGTGGGAAGTTGGTCGTAAGTTTAGTGTTGCTAAGGGTTGGGAATATATGAATAATCTCTCTATTAAGAGAACTTTTACTATGAATGAGCCAACGATTCTTCATGAGTTAGCACATTTTGGTACAGCGATTACTCAAACCTCACCTTTTGAATCTCATGGTAAAGAGTTCACAAGAAATTATATTGATATCACTACTAATATTGCTGGTGCTGATGCAGGTAATCGACTTAGAGTTGCTTATCAAAAAGGTGGTGTTGAAGTTGCAGACTGAAGAAATTATTTATGAAATTGTTGACCCCATTCTTGACCCCGAGTTGATTGAACCTTTTGATGTTGAACAATTTGAAAAACATCAACAACATGACCAACAATCGCATGGAAATTGGGCTAGTAGTAGTTCTTATGATGGTTCTCATCCAACAGATGTAGTTGTTTCTGGTGATATTGCAAATGCAGTTTGGTCTTATACTGTGAATAGCGCATACATAAACTACACATTAAGACAAAGTAGATTTTTAGAAAAAAATGATTTGAAATACATTAAAAATATGGATTTGGCACTTAAGGTAGCACCTCGTTTACCTGAAGATAAAATTTTATTAAGAGGTTTTCACGGGGATTTTGCAAACAAAATACTAGACACCCAAGTGGGTACTGTATTTGAAGATAAGGGTTATTTATCTACAACAGAGTTCGCAAGCATCGCAAACGATTTTGGTTCTGGGGCAGT